GCAGCGCATGACAGTTAAGCCACCAATTCAAGAACGGTGGACCTGCTGTCACGAACACACATGGAAATTGATGAACCAATGAAAGACCCCATCCATCTCTGTGATGTCGTCCTCTACGACGGCAAGACCAAAAGGGAGTACCGCGTAAAAGACGTGGTGCTTTCTGGTAACGACAAGGGTCTCATCTGGGGAAGCGATGTTCACCGCGACAGGCTAATAGAGCTCGCGTTCAAGAGCCCAGCCAGAATCAAAAAGCAAAAAGAAAACCTTCGGCTGAGCATCAAGTCCATTGACTTCAAGGTTCATTGTGGCTACAGCTTCTACAAATGGGGTCTCACTAAATGACTATATTTGCGGTATGCTTTACAGCCGCAAAAAGAAGAAGGCTCAGGAAGGAACTAAGGTTCAGGGTGACCCAAAGAAAAAGAAGGTGACCAAGGAGTCTGTGTTTAATGATACGAAGGCTCGTTTCGAAAAAGAGTTTCCAAATGTCGCTATCCCCGATTCAACCTTGCGAGGGTACAGTATGGTGTATCTTCTGTCCGGTCTGCGCGAAGACGCGATGACCAAGATGATTGAGAAAGAAAAAGAACGTCAGAAGAATGAAGGCGGCTCGTAAATCAGAACGACCCAAGCTGAAGATTCTTTCGAAGAAAGTTTCTGTCTCTCCCCCCGATGGATTTCACTGGATGGAGGAGCAGGGAAGGTATTACCTCATGAAGGGTGACTATACCCCTCACCCCGGAGCTGTAGAGAAGGCAAGTTTCAAGTTGTCTGAACACCCTAAAGCAAAGAAGTGATGGGACACCACCCAATGAAAAAAGCAGGGAAGGGAAGAAAAGTCCCATACAGATTTGGTTTGCCCACAAAGTACTCTGACCCAAAACAGGGCAGAGAGATTGATGCGACCGTAGAGGAAGATGTCAAGAACAAGAAGGACATGTCTGAAGCCTACAAGGAAGGCAGAAGGATTCCTTTGAGTGCTTTCAAAAGAAGGGTGCAGGCCAAAAAGGGGGCGAAGGTTAAGGCCAAGCCACTTAGTGCCGCAACGAAAAAGACATTGCAGAAGAAGGCTAAGTCCTCCGGAATATCTTACGGCACCCTAGTAAAGGTGTATAGACGAGGGCAGGGAGCTTGGCTTTCATCTGGCTCTCGCCGTGGAGCAAGCATGGCGGCATGGGCCATGGGTAGAGTGAATAGTTACATCCGTGGCTCCAAGAAACACGATACAGATTTGAGACGTGGCTAAGAAGATGGGTATGTCTCTTTACGTTCCTAAAAAGCGTAAGAAGAGACCGGGGCAGCATTCAAAGAAGCAGTCCAGCAACAAGGGCAGTCAGAACTACAAGAAGCCGTACCGTTCACAGGGTAGGTAATGAAGTTTTCAATACCAGACATAGTTTCTGAGGACGACTTGGATTTCTTTTACAAAGCAAGAATCAATCACTCTATTACCGATTGGAGCGACCCAATCATCAAGCGTGTACTAGGTGAAATTCAAAAAGTAACGAGCGTTGAGCCTTGTCCGGAATCGTATTGGAGAGTAGAGAGCAAGTCTCAGGGTCACAAATGGCATGTCGATACTGGGGATACCAATCACATGCCTTGGTGCAGAATTGGTTGCAGTGTATTGATTTCAAACCCTTCTGATTTTGAGGGGGGTGTTCTCAGGTATCGAGATGAGGATGTGAAGCAAGAGGCTTACACTCTTTACGGCCATACCTCTGATGTAGAGCACATGGTTACTGAGCACACACCGAACGGTGCGCGTAAGGTACTGCTGCTATTTATCTAAAATGAGTGTGTCAAAACTTCTTACATTTGCCTTATGAAAATGGTTAAAGTTGGGGACAAGGAAGTCCCGTTTTTCGCTGCCGACGGCAAAGGGGCCAACGACCTCAAGAAAGCCATGTACGGCATGAAGATGAAGAGAGCCGCTTACGGTGCCAAGATGGAAATGGGCTCGGGCGGTAAGATGTACGAAATGATGGGCGGCGGTGTCGTCAAGCAATTCGAGGAGGGCGGAAAGTTCTTCGTGGCATCTGGTTTTGACAATCGCGGTGACGACCCGTCCGGCAGAGAGATTGCAGCCATCTTCATGAGAACCCCAGAAGGCGCAAAGCAAATCAATCCACGAGACCTCATGGAGATGTTCCCGGATGCCAAGAACATGATGGAGGCATACCAAATGGCGGGCATCGCCGTTGAGGGTGGCGACAAAGGTGTCATGTTCCCAGAGCTTAGAAGTGGCTCTTACAACAGGTCTTTGATGGAAGAGTTTGGTGTAGAAAGCATGGACGACCTCAGAGAGAAACTCAACATCGCCCCCGTTAAGTACGAGAGAGAAAGAGACCTCCCTAAGGTCGTTCCCGGCATGCGTGGCGGAATGTAATCAGTTGAAGGAAACGAACTCGGTTCTATCCCGACCAATACGAAGCGGTCTAGTCGATACGATTAGGCTGCTTCTTTTTTCTGCGTACCCCGTGTCGATGACTCCCTGAATGAAGTTCTCGTTGACGACGATGTGCACCTGTTCGCCTACGTTGCCGCCGTTCTCGTCAAGGCAAAAAATGGTGTAGACACCTTTCTCGAAAAGCGGCAGGGCCAGAACTTCGTCCCCGTTGAATGCGGTGTACACGTTCAGCGCAGTGCCAATGTTCGGGTCAAGCACGTCTCCAAAGATGGAGTCTGGGTTGATGCCTTCAGCTCGGATAACGAGAACCTCGTGGGGTGTGCCGTTCTGTGGCTTCATGCTTAGAAGCAGCGGCGTGCTTAGGGCGTTCTCCTCTGTTGGTGCGTACACACCGTCGAGGATGCTGTTAAGGGTTTGAGCGTTGCTCACGGTTGCCAATGCGATGGCGAGGATGAAAATGATGTTCTTCATGACATTGTGTTTGAGGGTTTGTCTACATCCCTAACGCTGCAAGATTCCGTATATTGTGCTCGTGATTGTAAAGCGCGGAAAAAAGTTTCAGCTCATCTCTCGGAAGAGCGGCAGAGTCCTTGGTACGCACGATACTAAGCAAGACGCATACAAGCAAGAGTACGCGATTCAAAAGAACATGGAGCACGGTGGTGAGGTGCACTGGCCCCCAAGCGGAGAGAAAAGCATTGAGGAGATTCTTGACAGGCAGGTCTTCAAAGAGTCTCGGTTCAATCCACTTGCGGAGTCTCCGGCTGGGGCGCGTGGCCTTGCGCAGATTATGCCCGGCACAGAAAGCTACATGAAAGAAAAGGGAATGATTCCCGAAGACTTCGATGCGTTCAACCCAGAGGATTCGAAGATGGCCCAGCGTGCATACATGGAGTCCCTTTTAGACAGGAGCTGGAACAAGGGCAGTGAGGAGGTCAAGATTGCAAAGGCTCTTGCTGCCTACAACTTTGGCCCTACAGCTGTAGTTCGCACGTTGAACCAAGCACGGGAAGACGGGGTGGACATCTACAACTCTTTGGATTGGTTAGAAAGATTGCCGCTTGAGACTAGAGATTACGTCTCTAAGATTCTTGGCTACAACGAAAAGTTCGAGTCAGAGTATTACGACTCACCTCTTCGTTCAGGGAACTAAGCCTCAAGGTTTATCGGTTCTCCGCCTTCGAGCTTCCTGTATATTCGCTGGACAAGCATCCGTCCCGACTGAGACAAACCGAGCCTGTGCTCATTACCAGACTTCTCATGGAATAAGGCGTTGATGTAAGAATCAACCTCTTTACCATGATGTATTACTTCTACATACCCTTTTTGTTTCAGGGGCAGTATGGTTCTTTCGTACAGCTTCTTCCGGCTTCTGCTCATGGCATTCGCCAAATGAGTGATGGTGAAAAACTCGTAGTCGTAACAGAACAGAAGTGCTTCGACCTCAGCCAGCCCTACGTCGAAGTTAAGCTTTACATCTCTAAGGACGAGTGAGAGTTTCTTGAGGTCGTTTCGCTTGACGTATCGTTTGTTTAGTTTACTGAAGTTGCGTCTCCGACGTGCCGGATGGTGTCTACTCATTAGTAGTATATTTGCTACAAAGTTAATCGCATGGGAACACTTAGCGGAAACAGGATTAAGCTAACGTATCAAGGGCTCTTGAAAACCACTGATGCAGCGAACCTTACATCTAGTCTAAAGGTAATTGAAGACGGTAGCGGGAACGCCTCTGCTCTATCACTTTCGACGACTGAGGTAAAGGTTGCTGGACTCAAAATCGGCAGTGGTCCAAGTAGTCTGACCACCGGAACCGAAACAGATGTTTTGATTATTGCCAGCGATGGTACTATCAAGAAGAGGACATTCCCATCAGCGGCTACCGTCACGACTACCACTTCGGGAACTACAAGCCCACAAATTACTGTTGCTCAATCTACCGGAACTAGTAAGACTGTCACGTTCAGTGCAGGTGGCGGAATCACTCTTTCGAGAAACTCCGCAACAGACACGATTACAATTACTGCCGACTCTTCGGTGCCAACCATTTCTGAATTATCAGCAGCTGGGAGCATTGCGGCCAGTGACGGGAGCAAGGTCTACCTCTTGGATGGTAACTCAATCAATGGCGGTGTCATCAACCTACCTGCCATCTCCTCTGCTGGAGACAACGTAAAGTTCATTGTGTCAACTGAAAAGGGAACCGCCTACACAATTAAGGCCGGCAGTGGAGACAAGTTCTTTGGAAAGGCTACACTTGACAAGACTGATGGTAGCGCAAGGGCGATTCAAAACCAAGCCAAGAGCGGTAGCAACAACACCATTACGCTAGACAGTGATGCCGCAACCACTGGCGGAAAAGCTGGAGACGTGATTGAGTGCATCGCTGTTGACACGGAGTTCTGGATGGTCACCGCTCATCTTTCAACAAGTGGTGCCGCATCTAGCTGTTCCATCTTTTCAACTACTTAATGCCATGGATGATATTCTGAAGAAAGCAATGTTCTCTGAAGTCGCTGATGTTATGGAGCGTATTGAAGAGATTACCGAGAAGTACAAGCACTCGGGTGAGTTGGTCTACAGTGCTGCGTTTGGCTTTCTTGAGGAAGAAGGAGAAACCGAGAATCGGTGGAGCCTAGCCTACGGGCACAACTGTAAAGACCCAGATGAGTTTGAAGAGTTCATGACCCTTCAAGTACAAGCCTTCTCAGTAAACGAGGAGGAAGACCCATTCCCGGGTCTTTACCTAAACTAAAATCATGAACCTAATTAGAAAGATTGTCGTTGGGCCAAACCCCAAGGACGCAATGGCGTATTACGTCGGAATGAAAGCGGGGCCAGCCCGAGTGTGTGCAATCAAAGAAGACGAGGCATCGCTGTACAAGTACAATGTAAGGAGATACCACGTTTACCTAGAGGACGAAGATTCAACGTATATTTGGAAGACGGTTGAGAATCAGCCTATTCTAATTGAGTACGATTGTAATTTTGAATGAAAGCACTAAAGCACTTCTTTGTTGAGGTGCCTGAGAAAACAACAGGCACGATAACAGTAGGGGGTAAAGAACTTTTCCTTGACACAAGATTCAACGAGTTTGAGCATCGCGTTTGTTATGGGCGTGTTGTTTCTACTCCTGTTCAGGTTAAGACGGGAGTAAAGAAAGGCGACACCCTTTTCTTTCACCACCACGTCACCAAGAGTGACAACCTTAGAATCGACGACGGCATCTACATGGCTGTCTTAGACCTTGAGAATCCCAGAGGGAGTCACGCCATCGCGTATCGTGATTCTAAGGGCGAGTTACACATGCTTGCCGACTGGGTGTTTCTTGAGCCGCTTGAGGAAGAGGGCGATGAGGAGGTAACAGATGCTGGCATTGTTGTCGTTTCTCTCGAAGAGAAAAAAGAGCTGGAAGCAAGGATTGTCACCCCGTCCCAATACATGGTTGAGCAGGGTGTAAAGAAGGGTGATGTTGTCGGGTTCCTCCCGGACAGGGATTACAAGATGAAGCTGGACGACGACAGCATCGTGTATCGTATGACTGATGATGACGTGCTGTATGTCCGCAACTAAGTTCACAACGATTAGCGCGGCTCAGCGACTCATGAAGTCTATGGAGGTTGCCATCAACAACATGATTGATGAGGTCAAGCGTCCTGTTGACCCTGAGGCTGGTGGCTCTGCACGGAAGGCTGAGCTTCAGTCAATCAAGCAAACTGCCGTTGACTGCAAGGAGCTGTTGGTTGAAAGACAGAGACTTGAGCAGATGGTAAAGGACTTGAAGTCGAACGGAAGTATTGAACAAGAAAAGGATTACTCCGGCGGCTTCGCAGAGAAGTTTAGCAAATGAGTGTCCTAGAAAAAGTCGATGGTTATGATGACGAGGTTATCAAGATTTGTCCCAACGGTACACTCGGAGATGTCGTGGAGCTTGGTGGGATTCTCATTGGTCTTCCAGAGACTCCGAAGAGGGGAATCAAAGGAGAAGGCTTGGAGGCAAGTATGCAGATGTGGGAAAGGCTACCTATGCCATCAGAACTGTCCCGTATTCGAAGCATGGATGAGTGGGCCGAAACGCCCAAGGAGTTTCGAGAAAAGTTTCGTCCATTTATCGAGGAAGAATTTAGAAGGCGCAGGGAAGGTTTTTGGTTTTACAATCAGGGTCAGCCTACGTTTATCACGGGGAGACACTACATGCTCCTCCAGTGGACGAAGATTGACATTGGCTACCCCTCATATCTGGGATTCCAAAGAGACATTTTCCTTCACATGGCTGCTTGCGAAGTTGACCCGCGCTGCGTTGGCCAGCTTTACACTAAGTGTCGCCGCTCTGGTTACACTAATATCTGTTCCTCTGTTCTGCTGGACGAGGCTACTCAGGTTAAAGACAAGCTTCTGGGCATTCAGTCGAAGACTGGTAAAGACGCTCAGGAAAACATTTTCATGAAGAAGGTGGTGTCGATGTTTCGTCACTACCCTTTTTTCTTCAAGCCTATTCAGGACGGTACCACGAACCCGCGTATGGAGCTGGCGTTCCGCGAGCCATCTAAAAGGATAACGAAGAACAACAAAACATCGTATGTTGGTGACGCGCTCAACACAGTGCTAAACTGGAAGAACACCACCAACAATGCTTACGATGGTGAGAAGCTTCACATGCTGTACATGGATGAGGCAGGCAAGTGGGAAAAGCCTTCTGACATCCGCGAGGCTTGGCGCATTGAACGTACTTGTCTTATCGTTGGCCGTCGCATTGTCGGCAAGGCACTTGTCGGTAGCACCGTCAATCCGATGGATAAGGGTGGCTCGCAATACAAGCAGCTTTGGAAAGACTCAGACCCGACAAAGAGGAACGCTAATGGTAGAACTACCTCCGGCCTCTACCGTCTATTCATCCCAGCCTACGAAGCCCTAGAGGGGTTCTTTGACGTTCACGGCAACCCCATCATTCAAGACCCAGAAAAAGAAGTGCCCACTCTTGATGGGGACATGATGACGTTTGGGTCTAAGACGTTTCTGAAAAACGAGAGGGATGCCTTGAAGAATGACGCTAAGGAGCTAAACGAAATCATCCGTCAGTTTCCGTTCACGCCCGACGAAGCCTTCCGGGATAGTGTCGAGGGCAGCCTGTTCAACATCGGAAAGATTTACGAGCAGATAGAACACAACGATTCGCTGTATCCAAACCCAGTGGTGAGGGGCAACTTCCAGTGGAAGGGCGGTGTGCCCGACACCGAGGTCGTGTTTCTACCGAACCATCAGGGCAGGTGGTATGTGTCGTGGATGCCTGACCAAGAGAACAGAAGCGTGATGTCCATGAACAGGAACAAGCGCGTGCCACCAAACCCACACATGGGGTGTGGCGGAGTTGACTCCTATGACCTTGACGCAACTGTAGATAGCCGCTCATCCAAGGGTGCTTGCCACATCTACAACAAGTTCAACATGGACGCGGCGAGCAACATGTTTGTTGCAGAGTACGCCAGCCGCCCACCCATGGCAAAGATTTTCTACGAGGACGTGTTGATGGCCGCTGTGTTTTACGGATACCCGTTGCTCATAGAGAACAACAAGTACGGGATTGTAAGGCACTTTGAGTCAAGAGGTTACGACGGTTATGTGATGGACCGTCCTGACCACTTGAGGTCAACCTCATCATCCACAAACGTCAAGACAAAAGGTATCCCCTCAAACTCTCAGGATGTAATTCAGGCACATGCCTCGGCCATAGAAGATTACATCCACAAGTACGTTGGCCTGAATGAGCAAGGCGAGCCGGGCAAGATGTATTTCAATAGAACCCTAGAGGACTGGATTGGATTCAAGATTGACAAAAGAACCAAGTACGACCTCTCTATTAGCTCTGGTCTTGCACTGTTAGCGGCACAAAAAGTCAAGCCAAAGGTGGAGAAGAAGCAGTTTGATGAGAAGGTTTTCTTCCGCCGATACAAGCTGAGCTAACGCTTCCCCGGTATGACTATATTTGCACTTGAGTCCAACAAAGTATTTCATGACCCAAGGGAGCAAAAATAACAAATACGGAAATTTCCCAGACCCCTTTGCGTCACCACTAGAGAAATCAGACCGCTCCTATGGATTGAAGTATGCGAAAGCTATTGAAAGCCAGTGGGGAAAAAGCGACAACTCCGGCTCTCTGCTGAGACAACGCTTGCACGATTTCGAAAAGAATCGTGACTACGCAAACGGGACTCAGGACACCTCTGTGTACAAGCAGATTCTAAACGCGCTCGACCCAAACAATGGCGACGGCACGCTGCTCAACCTTGACTGGAGTCCGGTGCCTATCGTGCCGAAGTTCGTCAAAGTTGTAGTCAACAGAATCCTGTCAAGAAAACCGTATCCATCTATTGATGCCATTGACCCTGTGAGTAAGGGGGAAAAGGACGAGGCACGCGCCGCTATCGAAGCATCAATCGAAGACAAGGAGCTTCTCAAGGAGGCCAAGGCTATGGGGCTTCAGCCTCAGATTGACCCAGACATTTTACCCGACACTACCGAAGAGGCGGAAATCTTCATGGAGCAAAACATGAAGACCAACGCTGAGATTGCTGCTCAGCTGGCGACATCGCTTACGCTGGACTGGAATGACTTTGACCAGACAGTTTATCGCAGAGCTGTCGAGGACTTGGTGGTCTGTGGTATGGGTGTAATCAAAAGAGACAACGACCCCAACTATGGAATCACAACCAAGTATGTAGACCCAGCCAACTTTCTTCACAGCTACACCGAAGACCCTACGATGTCTGACATTGTGTATGGGGGCCACATCAAGCGAATTAGCATTCAAGAGCTGAAGCGCATGGCTGGTAGCGAGATTTCGGAAGAGCAATACGAAGAGATTGCTAGGAGCGTGATGGGGAAGAAGTACAACGACAAGAGCTTGTTCGGTGTCAAGAGTTACGATAGAGGTGCTGGGGGATACACCCATGGTTACGACGATTACCTGATTGACATCATGGACTTTGAGTTCTTGTCTGTCGATTGTGTGTACTACGAAAGCAAGGAGTCTCAGTTTGGAAACACGGGCTTCTACTTCAAGGGTGGTGAGTACAAGGAGCCAACAAGCTCTGTGTACGACAGACAGCCATACAAGATGGAAAACCAAACCATCTATGGCGGGTGCTACGTTGTTGGCACTAGCATGATTTTCGGATACGGCATGAAGAAGAATGTGCCGAAGAACGTACACGACCTCACCAAGGCTAGACTCTCGTACAGCGTAGCGTGCACGAACATTCGTCGCATGAAGCCCAAGTCTATCGTGGGTAGCGTCATCGGTTTCGCTGACCAACTACAGCTTACACACCTGAAGATTCAGCAAGCTGTTGCTAAAGCAAAGCCGGACGGTGTTCTGGTTGACATCGAGGGTCTTGAGAATGTACAGCTCGGAAGAGGTGGTGACTTGCAGCCGTTGGAGATTCAAGACATCTATGAGCAGACTGGTGTCTTCTATTACAGGAGCAAGAACCCAGAGGGTGGCTTTCAGAACCCTCCAATCCGCTCAATCGAGAACAGCATTCGCAACATCAATGAATACATCAACCTGTACAACCACTACCTAAGAATGATTCGTGATGCTACGGGCATCAACGAGGTAATGGATGCGAGCACCCCAAAGGGTGACGCTCTGGTTGGAGTAAGACAACAGGCTCTTGCCGCAGGCAACAACGCACTGTACGACATTACCAACGCAAGCATGGTTTTGTACCGCAGGGTTTGTGAGGACATTGTGAAGTGCTTGCAGGTTATCCCTGACGACTCAGTGCTTTACAGGGTGTACCAAAAAGCTGTAGGTGAAAAGAGCATGGCGATTCTCCAGAGCTTTGAAAACCTACCCATGTACAACTTTGGTGTCATAGTCATTCAAGAGATGTCCGATGATGACCGCATCTTCCTTGAGCAGAATGTTCAGGCTACTCTCGCGCAGAAAGAGATTGACCTTGAGGATGCTATGGCAATCAGACAGGTCAAGGACATTGACCAAGCTCAAAGACTTTTGGCCGTAAAGAGAAAGAAGCGTATTCAAATGCTTCAGCGTCAGCAGCAGCAGAACATGCAGGCTCAGGCTCAGGCCAACGCTCAGGCTTCTCAAGCTGCGGCTCAGTCGGAAATGCAGAAGATGCAGATGGAGGCTCAAGTGGAGGCGCAAAAAATTCAGCTCAAGGGTCAGGTCGAGGTGCAAGTTGCAGCAGCCCTGCACCAGATGAGAAAGGAGTTGGAGATGATTAGGGCTCAAGCAAGTCTTGGCTTCAAGGCTGACGACAAGGAGTTCAGAGAAAAGATTGAAACCCTCAAGGAAGACCGCAAGGACGAGAGGGTGGTTAAGCAGGCCGTAGAGCAATCCAAACTTATCTCACAGAGACAGGGCAATCGTGGTGAGCTTGAAGGCCAGCAAGCCGGAATGAATCAAGAAGTAATCAACGAGATTTTTGGAGATGAGTAACGCAACGAAGATTAACCTAGATACCGCATCAAGAGTTGATGTGACTTGCAGAAAGGGAGACACCTTCTCTCTCAGACTCACTGTGACCGATTCAGCTGGGGCTGCTGGCTTCGCGGCTGGTGACATCTTTTTGTTTCAGGTCAGAGACTCTGACACGGGCTCGTTGGTGGCTAATGGGTCAGCCTCCGATTTTGCAAAGAGCGTAACAGCGGCTGGTGGCGATGTGACAAACAAGTATGTTGACATCACCGTGACGGCGGCTGTCATGAAGACCATGCCGTCAGGACTCTACGTCTACGATGTTGAGCAAAAGCTTGCCAGTGATAGCTCTGTTTCTACTTTGATTTTTGGTACACTGAAGGTGAACGAAGATGTTTCAATAACCGCGTAATGAAGCACAATGCCTGTAAGTGTAACCCAGCCTAAGAATGTAAAGGTATCCAGCCAACACGGTGACATCATCAAGGTGTCCATTGTCAAAGGTGGCACGGATACCAAAGTCGTTACTGTAAATCAGGTAGCGAAAAACAACATCACTATCCAAGGGGTAGTCAGTGGTGGGGGTGGTGACTCAAGCATCAGCTCTCAGATTACCGTGTCCAACAACGACGCGGCATTCTCGCACATGACTAGCCCCATCACGGCGGGTACATCGGTTGAGGCTATCCTGAGAGACATGCTGGAGGTGTACAACAGGACAACTATTTCTATGTCCTCAATCACCAGAGCTCTTCAGGGCACTGACGGAAGCTATGGCTCGGCAAGTACATTGAGTTCTAGTGAGACGCTTGAGGTGGGTCAGGGTGTCAAGGTATCCGCGTTTACCATCTCTATTGCAGATAGCTCGCAGACGACAGACGACTCTGTTAAGTTCCTGAGGGGCAGTACCGAAGTCCAGACTGGATTCTCTGACGCAAACGGGACGAAGACGCTTTCTTCTGAGGACACTCAAGACCCGGGAACTGTAACCAGCATAAGCTATAGGGCGACAGCTGTAGATGATGGTGGCTCTGGCCTTGGGGACTTGACGATAAAAAGCGGAACTATTTCAATTTCTTGGAGGAATAGAATTAAGGTTGGGGGTGCTTCTACGTCTTCAATCAACTCAAACGCTACGGCCCAAACCCTGTTTGACTCTGGGATTACCGCAGCATACAATCAACTTCGAAGTGAATCTGACTTCAACGTCACGGCCAACACCGCGATGGATACAGCAGGCAACTTCACTTGGATTGCATACCCCGCCTCTTTTGGCAACTTGAACAAGATTGACTTGGCTGGCACCGACGTGCTGTCTGATTTTCAATCGCCAGTAGACTACAGTTTAACTAACTCTTATGGTGTAACTACATCCTATCGGTTTTACAGAAGCAACTTCTCTAAGGCTTTTGCATCCGGTCAGGTGATAACGATTGATTTCTAATGCCGATTTTTCCCGGACCAGTATCGCACAATAACCCCAATGCTCCCATTCTTGATGCCACTGGCAATCAGGTTAAGGGCTTTGGCTTCTTTGCGAACACTACCGCGAGAGCAGCGTTAGATGCAAACCTTAGGGTAAAGGGGTTCTTAGCAATCGTAGGCACGACTCCCTTCGTCTATACAGTCGATGGTGTTACTGATGCTGAATGGGGGAATGACAGCAACTGGACAGAGGTTGGTACTGGCAGTGGGTTGAACAATGTCGTGGAGGATATGTCCCCTCAGCTGGGCGGCGACCTCGACTTGTTTGACGGGACCACGGAGTTCAAGATTACCACCACCAAAACCAACGGCCACATCCAGTTTACCCCGAACGGTACGGGTAAAGTAAAGCTAGATGGTGTGGTGGAGTTCAAGCAATTTGACCCCTCGTCTCCCCCTGCCGCTTTTGCTGGCGGTATGTACGCAGATACCAATGACAATCTCTACTTCGGAGTAAGTTAAAACTTACTATCTTTGAGCGCAAACAAAAAGTAATCACTTCTCATGGCTACATGGAAAAAAGTCTTAATTCAAGACGCTAACATTACGGTTGGCTCTATTACAGCAACGCTGGCAAACAACGCCACAGACATTACGTCGGCCAACTCCGGAACCACGTTTAACATGGTAACCTCCGCTAACGCTGGAGGAGCCTCTGGTGCTTTGGAAATCCGTACCATGAACCTTGGAACGGCGGCCTTTGCTGCAACAGGTGACTTCCTTGCATCAGGGGCAGCCGCTCGGGACTTGACAACTAGTGGCGGTCTGACTGGAGGTCAGAACAACGTGCTTGTTGGCTCCGACGCGGACGTTGATATTAGTCTTGCAGACATCGCCGACCTGCGGGTTCTTGGTAACGTAACTGGGTCTAGTGGCAGCCCGTCCAATCTCGTGGAGATTAAGGACGAGGACGACATGACCTCTGACTCTGCTACGGCTCTTGCTACGCAGCAGTCTATTAAGGCTTACGTTGATTCTCAGACCTCTACTCCCGGAAACGGTACGATTACTGTTACTGCGGGTGCGGGTATCGCTAGTGGAACAGCCACATCGTTTACTGTAAACCAAGGCGGCAACACAACAGTCGCCATTGCTGTGGATGGCGTGCTTGAAGACCTCGATAGCCTTGGCGCAGCATCTAATGACGGAGAGTTCATCGTAGCTACAGGCGCAGGTACTTTTGCATACGAGTCTGGTGCTACAGTTAGAACCTCACTTGGACTTGGAACTGCCAATTCACCTTCGTTCACAAACCTGACCCTTAGCGGAAACCTGACTGTTAACGGCACGACCACCACACTCGACACCGCCAACCTTCTTGTTGAAGACAAGATTATCATGGTGGCGAACACCACCACCCCAACTCCTGACACTGGTACTGCTTCAGGTCTTGAGGTTGAGACTTCTACTACAGCTGCAAACCGCCCACGATTTGAGTGGACTAAAGACCTTGGTGCATCTAATGACGGAACCTACGATGGTTCGGGTACAGCAGTTGGACTTACGGGTTGGGGTCTCAAGAACCACCAAGAGTCGAACCAAGCTCTCTTCCCCATCGCCATCATGCAGATGGAAGGGGCAGACGCTACGGCTCCTAGTGGCAACTCTGCTGGTATTGGCTCATTCTACTTTGCCTCTTCAAACATTGGCACCGCCGCAGGCGAACTGTACTTGAGAGTATTGTAATGGGGCTTCTGAATAAGGGCGGGGATGTTGGTGCCGTAAGCACTGATACTCTGACCCAACAGGAGTTGACGTTTATCCTAAAGACATTGCATGAGGGCAAATTCGATGGGAAAGACGTACTTTTGTTGGCGGAGGTAGTAAACAAGCTACAGAATCAATTAAAAGCCAAGTAAGGCGAAAACCAAATACAATGAAATTAGACATCACCGAAATCCATTTCCTGAAGAGCGCATTAGAGGCAATCAATATCAAGGCTGCCGATGCTCCCACTGTGGCAAGGACGATAGAAAAACTGGACAAGGAATTTGTCCGCTTGCAAAAACTTGAAGAAAAAAAGCAGCCATCCAACGGCGTGATGGAAGCTGCAAAATAATGCGGCACCATGGCAACTTGGAAAAAGGTACTTACCGATGGTGACAACACCAACCTAGGCACTACCAACCTTAGCACAGCCTCGGCTAGAACGTTTCAGCTTACCAGCTCTAATACACTGGCGTTTCTTTCGCAGCACGGAACTGAGTTGCTGAAATTTGTCAGTGCTCCTGTAACCCCAAATGCGGATAGGGTTGATATAGTAGCGTCCGTTCTCTCAATCACTCATCCGATTGGCTCAGCACCGGGTGTAATTTCATTAAAAGAGGGAACAGATAACAATACGGGGTTTACCAATGCAGTTAATCTGAAGGCTCCCGCAGCCCTTAATTCAAACGTCACCCTTACGCTTCCCGGTACGGACGGTAGTAATGGTCAGGCAATCGTAACAGACGGAAGCGGAAACCTTTCGTTTAGCACGGTTTCGGGTAGTGGAACCACTATTAACAACAATGCGGACGACCGTGTAATTACTGGTTCTGGCTCAGCAAACACCCTCAATGCGGAGGATAGCTTGACGTTTGGCAGCTATACTATTGCCCAGCAGAACGGTCTGGGCACCAACCGATTGCTGAATCAAGGTGTT